ATACACGAAGGAAAGATATTATGAGAAAGAATTTATTATTTGCAATCCTGCTCGTTTTGGGAACGTCTCTTATTTGGACGGTGATTTGTTGGAATTGGTGGGGACGCGATAAGTCAAAAGACGTTCACGTTGAAATTCAAAAGCAAGATAGCGTCATTAATTACAACGCTGGCGAATACGACCGCTTACTTGCTGAACAAATAGAACTTTATAAACAATTAAGAACTTATGAAGACGCTCAATCTAAAGCCAAAACCACCTATCAAAGAACTCGTGATATTGTTCTTATTCGAGATACTATTGTTCGCGTTGATGTTCTCCGTTTGGTGAACAGTTGTGATAGCGTAATTGCTTCCGATTCACTTGTAATTAACAACCTCAAAGAACAATTGAACATTGAAGGTGAAAAGGTAAACAACTTACAAGAAGTCGTTGAGGCTTATGAACAGAAGGAAGACATATTGACCGAAGAAATAAACACTCTAACTGCTGAAAAGAAAAAGTTAGACAAACAAAAAAAGCGCAGAAACCACGCTTTAATCTTTACAACGTCAGTAGCTGCTCTTTCTACTTTTGTTCTTTCAATTTTACTTTAGATTCGGGAACGTAGAACTTCAAAGAGAACTCAATTGCTTCACTTAAAAAAGTGTTGCGACTATTCTCTCCGCGTTTCTCGTCAATCTCGTTCCACAGGTCTTTGTGTAAGTACACACATATTCCTTTTTTAGTTTTGCTTTCTGGCATCTTCTTCAATTTTAAGTTTCTTCAAATACAACGCAAGGTCTAAGGCTTCCTCGTATGCGTGTTGTAGCCATTCTGAGCGCGTTAAATCGGTGCGGTCGAGTGTTGTTCCGTAGGTTTCCATTCCCTTCGCTTCACGCGCTTCTAATTCAGCGATAACTTGCGTCAATAAATTACTTTTCTGCATTTACTTTTTCCTTTAATTCTTTTTTAATTTTTCTCATTTGATTATGATATTCTTCGGTTGTCATAATAAGACTACCTCCTGTTAAAATACCTAACATTCTTGGGTTATAATCTCCCCACGGATCGTGTTTAGGGTCTGGAGCAGTTCTATAACCTAAATACACACCGTCTTCTTTTTCGTAAAGATTTCTATAATCAATGTTTTTATTTTTCTTACGAAAATAATTGTACATCTCGCTTATTGCTTCTTTATAAAACTCAATCTCATCTAACACATCAATAAATTCTTTGTGCGCTAAAAACATTGGTGCTTGATATCTTTTATTATTGTCAAAGATTCCAAGAAATTCATAAGGCTGAACGCAATAACGCAAGAGCGAATCTTTTTGTAAAACTGCATTAATATATTCTTCCTCACTTATTCTATAACATTCCAAGTCTTGTTCCAAATCATCAATATCAAATTGAAAGTGATATGTTGCAGGTTCTTCTTTGTTTGGAATTTTCTTGTTTTTATTTTCTTCGATATAAAGTTCAAGTTGTTCTTTTTTTAGTACGTCTTCTGGTAATAGAAATTTAAGTTCTTTCATTTGATTTTTGGTTTGAGGTTTAGTTACTTTTCTTCATTCGGCTTACTCATCATTGAACCAATCATTAACGCTAAGTAGATTTTCTCTTTTGCGTTCAAGTCCTTTCGCTGTGAAAGTTCCAGAAGGATATCTCCGAGAATTTTACCTTGTTGAAAGTAGTTCGCAAGCGAATTAACAATTTCTCGTTCGCGGTCGTAAGTCATTTTTAAAGACTCGTATAGTGGTGTTTGTTTCATTATGCTAAATTACATTTTTTTTCTCAATAATTCAATTTGAGTTTTCATCAATTCAATTTCTAAATTATGAAATTCGTGAAACTCAATGAAACTATCATCTTCTAAAGCAAAATATTTATGTTGAATTTCAATTTCTAATTCTTGAATTTTCATTTGAATTAGTTGTCTGGTTTTTTCTTTCATTACAAAATGTGCGTTGTTGAGCCGCACCCCTCGTTTTATTAAACTAATTCCACTTTTTGTTTTGTGGAAATTTCTACATATCCCTTGTCAGTTACTAACCAAATTTGGTTATTAACACATAATTTACCATTGTAATAAGCACCATTTGAATTTGAAAATTGAACACCCAATACATTAAGAATAGGAGAATCTTTTTTTACTGAACCGTTAGAAACAAACAACACTTTATTTTCTGAAAGACGTTTTTGCATATTAGCTTTTTCCGCTTCCGAATGAATTCCATAACCAACAACACCATTGATAGCGTTAGTTAAAAAGTCTGTTCTATCGTTAATTTTAGAAACTTTTATTTTCATTCCTTTTTCAATTTGTGCTCCTGTGATTTTCATAATTTCTTTGTTTTGTTTTTGTTTGTTTGACAAATGTATGCTAAACTTTTGTATTCCCAAATAAAAATTAAACTTTTTTTCATTATTTTTCTTAAGTTATTGAAAATCAACTTAAAAACTTTTATATTTTTTCTCTATCCAACAACATATTGTCCGTAAGAAGGGTTCAATTCAAAGTACATTCTCATCATTATAGCGTCGGCAACGTCAGGAGAAATTCCTTCGCGGTTCTTGATTACGTCCTTCGGTGTTACCATAAGTTTACCGTCCACGTCAGCGCGGTGTCGTTTAATCATTTCCAGTTCACGAACGATTTGTTCTTTGCGCGTACTGGATAAGATAGTGACCTTGTTTTCTTCAACGTATTGAGCGAGTTTGTAATAACATTCGCTTTTTAAGTTTTGGTATTGCGGATGCTTTGGTTTAGATCCATTTTGAAAACCTACGCACTTCAAATAATCAACCGCTCCCGCGCCAATTCCATCTTCATCTGCGATAACATTTTGAAGAAGAATTGAGTGGTCTTTCATTACAACGCGTATGTGGTTAACGACTTCGTCAATGGCTGCTCTATTGAGTTCAATTATATCGATGATAGTAAGACCTTCCCAAACGCAAATGATCGTCCTGTCCTTACCGAATCGCGCTATGTCGGCTGTGATGTATTTCTTTCCTTCATTGATTACTTCGTTGCGGAACATTCGAAGAAGATTCTCCGTTTGAAACAACTTGTCGCTGTCGTCGTCGAATTCCCAGTTACCTTCCAAAAGTCTTTTGCGGTCGTATTCGGGAAGTCTTCGCAACGATTCAATGTAAGCAACCGGTAAGAACGGATTGTCCTGCGGTAACGCTTGCACGAAGGCGCGGTGTGAAGGCAATTCGTTCCTGTTATTCTTCATGTAGAACTCGTTATACAACCAACCCTTCGAAGGATTACAGGACAAGAAGCCTTTCGGAATAAGATTGAACTCGTTCAATTTGTAACGGCATCTGGAGTGAACAATGCTGACCGCCTTTGCGGTTACTTCGGAACATTCATCGACGAAATAGTCTGTAATTTCAAGCGACCCTAATGAATTATAGTTGACATCTGAGGGGTAAGCCTGCAAGTCTTTTAGGACTATTTCGCTTCCGTTGAAGAACTTAATTATATTCGATTGTCCGTTGAAAGTGTAGTGTTTGTTCGCTATCAATCCGAATTCTTCAGCCGTTTCAAAGAACGTGTTTAACGTAGTCTTTTTTAAGTTGTCTAACTTTGCACGTCCAATCAGAGAACGTGTCCCTGCGTACTTCAAACGACGTTGTATTTGCCACATACAACCGAACTTAGTCTTACCACCACCTGCCGCGCCACCGTATAATAACTGTTCAACGATGCTATCGGTGTTGAGATAGTTCAACGCTTCAACTTGACGCGGCAGGTATGTTGGTTTATATGGATTCAAAATAATTTTAGTTGTAGTTTTTCTAACCTGTCCATTTCAGCAATTACCTTAAAAATCTCATAAGCAACCTGTGGACAGATTGCATTGCCGTAACCCTTTATGCTTTCGTTTCTCCATTTAGAAAAGGTAATTCCGTCCAGTTTGTCGGGAAGCCCATCATCTCCGCCACAAATTGGGGATTGAGTTGGGAAGTTTTGCCATTGGTTTCTGCATTCCACATTGACAAATCCATTTGACGCTTGCCTATTCGATTGTTCCAATACTTCTCGCTGTGTCCGTGTTTTATTATCTGAGCTGTTGGTGTCGGTAGCAATCCCATATTCAACATTCTCGGCAGTGTCATTGAGTGCATCGAACCTTCTTTTATTTGGCTGCTCTTCATTGTCGCGCGAGCGTTCGTGCTGTCGAACGCGCAAGGTGTCGGAAGCAACGAACCAAATTCGGTCGCGTCTATGCGGTGCGCCAACGGAACAAGCTGGCAAAAGTATCGGTTGTACTTCGTACCCTTGACTTTCCAAGTCAACGCACACTTCCTCGAAGACCATTCCCCCGTTCCAATTAGTAAGTCCACGAACGTTTTCGCCCACAACGTAGGTTGGCTTAACTTCTGAAATGACTCTGAGCATATGCGGCCAGAGGTGTCGCTCGTCCTCTTTCCCAAGTCGCTTGCCTGCGCTTGAATATGGTTGACATGGAAATCCACCGGTAAGGATCTGAATGCTTCCTCGGTGAATAGAGAAATCTGTCTTTGTGATGTCTTCATAACTAATTGAATTTGGAAAATAATGACTTAAAACTTTGCGTGGAAAAGGCATCCATTCACAATGAAATGTATTGTTCCAACCCATCCATTCAGCGGCTAAATCAAAGCCACCTATTCCGCTAAACAACGATCCGTGATTCATTGCTTCGACAAGTATAATTTGTACAACTCACGCATACCTTCGAAGCGAATTGATTCTTTCAACAACATTCTTTTACGGTCGCTCATGCGCTCAACCATTGATTGAACAAGTTGTTGTTCGAAGTAAATGTTCTTCTTCGCGTTTGCTTTGCACAACCTGTATTCTTCTTCGGTGAAGGTATCAGCGTTTATCTGTTTGCTTTCTTCGAGCCACCGCATAAGCGACACCGCACGAATCTCAATCACCGTATATTTTCCTTTCTTGAAGTTGTGCAAATCTTCCGCAAACATCCTTCTCCAGCTGTCGTCATTAATAGCCATTTCTTTTTCCTTTAATTGTTTGTTTTGTTCTTCTTTTGCTTCCGCGATTTCATTTTGAATTTGCAGGTTCGCCTTGTCGCGATGTGGTTTGTAGTGAGTAAGTACGTCACCAATAAAAACCACGCTCAACGCTCCGAAGTGTTCGCATTTCTTTGACAGTTCATTCGCAGCGTTCAATTCAAAGGCTAAATTAAAATGTTCAAACGTAACCCAACGAAAGTGTTTCCCTATGAACTCATGCAACATCTGGAGTAGTTGCGCTTCGGGTAACGCGATGCCGTACATAGCGCAAACCTTTGAGCAAAGTTTAACGAACGCAGGTAGTTCGTAATCGGCAACGAATGCGCTTTCACGCTCTGCACGATCAACCCTTTGTGTAGTTGTGAGCGTCTGCGTAGATGCGTTGCGCAGCATCGGAATCGAATTTTCCATTTTTGATTTTAGTATTTTGGTTTGTAGTTACAAAGGTAGATAAGTCCCACTTACGCACGGCAGCCTTCCAGTCTTTCATTTGATTGCGTCCGACCTTCCAACCATTTGCTTCGTAGTGCGCGTGGAATTTCTCGGTGAACTTCAGCGCGTCGTCGTTGCTCAGTTTCTCACAGGCGTAGTCGTAGATTTCAACAACCGTTGGTTTGACGAATGGCGACTTCTTTTCTTTTGCTATTAGCGTTGGTGCGTTTGGAACGGACAAGCGAGTAAATATGTCGTTTATCTTTTGTTCCTGTTCCTTCATTTGCGCTTCAAGAATCTCAATTCTCTTTTTAAGTTGTAGTATTAACATCATGTTTTTGTTTTTTAGTTTAGTCCCACCCTTCACCTTTTGCGTCGTCGTCTGCGTCGTCCCAGTCTTGACAATCGAAGCACACTTTAATTTCTCCGTCGTCGTCGACGAGCTGATACGCATCGTCCCAATCGGCAAGTTGTTGGTCGCGCAATACTTCGTCTACGCGTTCTCCGAGTTCTTTGCTTTCGCAGGTCGGACAAAAGATAAGTTCTGATTTCATTTCTTTAGTTGTTTTTTAAGTTTGATTTCTTTTTGATGTTCTAAGTGTTCAACAAATTTAGTATAAAACTTCATTGGTTTAGCATAACCCATATCATTTAAGATGTAACAGATTCTTTCGACGTTGGCTGCGTAGTTCTTGTCGCACTCAATCTGCCAACTTACTTGCTTCACTCCGTGCATTACTGTCGCGTGATCCTTGCCGTAGTGCTTCCCGATTGATTCGTAGCTTTGCAGGTAGCAAGGACGAATAAGAAAGAAAATTACTTGTCGTGCCGTTACAATCTCACGTCGTCGCGTTGGTGTGTACAATTGCTGTGAAGGTATTCCAAGAACAGAACAAGTAATATCTTCAAGTGCTGACCAAAACATTTCACGTTCATTCTCCAGTTCCTGTTGAATCTTTATTTGCTGCGTCGTTAATCTTTCGTAACGTGGTGTGAGCATGAGCCACAATGTTTCGAAGCGTTCCATGTGCCTGAATGGTATCATGTCAATCATCTCTTGTCTAATCTGCTCGTTAGTCATTCTCTTCGTTTATTAATTTGGTTGGTGTAAAGGTGCTGAATACTTCTTCGCGTGACAATCCTGTGTGCAAACAGATGTTGTTGAAGTCTTTGATTCTCATTCGCTCTGGATGCGTAACGTAAAGTCGTGCCGTTGGATCGCTGATTCGAAGAACGTTCTTGAAGTTAGCCATTGTCTTGAAGTTGATTTTGACAAGGCGACCGAATGGCGTTTTATAGATTGCTTTATTCATTTCTTCAATAGTGGTTTGATTAGTTGCGCTTTCTTCTTATTGTCTTCGTGGTTCGTTCCTCTCAACTCAACGTTGTGTTGCTTAACCAATCGCGCGATGCGTGTGATGTTGTCCGCGCTGACGTACTTTCCGCTTTCATACATAGCAAAGAAGTTGCTTGTTATATCTTTGCGTTCGTCAAATTGTTGTTCCCAAACTTTCACGCAGAGTGCGTTGTTGTTGTTGCGAAGAAATTTGTACTTCTTCAGTAGTTTCTCAACGCGGTTTTCAAGTGTTACTAATTTTTTCATTGTGTTTTGATTGTGTGGTTTTTGAAATTAGAAAGGGTATATTTCAACCCTCTCATATTAATTTAGAACGGCATATCGTCCGTGTCGTCCGTTGAACTTGTTAGACCGCTTTGTTCGAGCATTGCTTTCGCTTTGTTCATTTGATCCGCAGCGCGGTCTAAACGTTGACTAAATTCAGCCGAAGAACTCACCTTGTTTTGTAGCCACTCTGGAAGCATCTTAAAACGAAGGTCGAAGTCTTCGCTGTCATAGTCTAAAAGAAACGCGCTGTTAACTTGTGGTGGGCAAGTCATCCCCTTAGCAAGTGGCGACGCTCCTTTCAAGTCTGCGTAAGTGCGCCCTGTGTTCGCTGTGCGGTGCATTACGCTCACCATTGCTTCCTTGCCGAGCAAAGTACCAATGTCGAATTTAGATGCTTCAGAATCGGACATTGCCTTTCCAAGCCATGATTGAACGAAAGCTCTTAGTCCACTCTTTTCGTGCATTGAAAGTGTGAAGTC